TCATTGAGTTTACCAAAGTTCCCTTTGTACTCATTGAGTCTATACCCGTAGGCTTCGAGTGAGTGGCGGCCATACAATTGTAGAGGCATATGTTTCCAATTCTTCTCTTTGTCTATTGACATTAATCTGCTATGATATAATCTACTAAGTAGTAGCGTGTCAATAATTACCCCAGTAGGTTTGAAGAACGGATAAAGTTTTTTGATAAGGGGTAAATCATAGCCAATAATATTATGACCAACGATGTAATCAGCTTGTGCCAAGTCCATGACTGCTGTTGTGATAGAGTTAGACATTCCTTTTCCGGGGAATTCATCGTTGAATGATAATGTTTCATCAATCGTACTATCATGGTAAGCAATGCAATGGATTCGGGTGGCATCTTGATACAGACCGTTAGCTTCGAGGTCAAATATAAGCATTATTTCTTTGGCCACCGATATGTTTTATCGACGAACTCTGCTTTTTTAACTGCCTCCTTTGTTGGTGGCTTAGGTTTGTTTATGTGTTTGTACCATGGGTGTTCATACCCGCCATCAAAAATCCGAGGCTGGGTTGAAAACTGATGATTCCGTAGTTTCATGTTCAGTAAACCGTGATGTGTTTAAGTCAAATCTTATTTTTCCAGCAAAGCCAGTCTCACCACTATAGCGGTTCTTAACAATTCTAATAGTCGTAAGGTCTCTCTCAGTTTCACTTTGTTGGTTTCTTTCGAGACCGATAACTTGATCTGATAATTGAGCAATCCCCGCAGATCCTCTGAGCTGACTAAGGGACACTTTTCCTCCTTCTTCGTGCGAAGTCCTATCACTTGATGCTCTCCTTAAATGTGATACTAGGAACAATGAAATGCCAGTACGTTCAACAAGCGATCTAAGTCTGGTCATCGTCTGATCCAGCATACGCCTTTCGTCACCCTCAAGTCCAGATAATAATATGGACAAATGGTCTACGAATATAATACGACACTCCAGTCCACTGGCAAGGTATTCGATCCGATTGTAAATAATTGACGGGTCAAAACTACCAAAGCCATCAAACAAGTAGAGATTCCAATTAGCAATGGTATTACGAAAATGCTCTTCGAGTTCTTCTTGGTCATGTTCTCCTATGTGTAATGATTTACCGACAGCTGTGGACATTAATCCAAGTGCGGTTCTCCGATTTGATTCCTCAAGTGCCAAGTACCCGACCCGTTCTCCTTTGGTGAGTAGGTTAACAGCAAGTTGACGACAGAAGGTGGACTTTCCTTGTCCAGATCCTGAAGTAATAGTTGTAAGCTCTTGATACCTAATGCCGTGCAGTTTATCTTGTAAGCACTGGAAGGGATAGTCATGGTCTGCTGGTGGGAGTGGTGTTGTTACTAATGATTGTAGTGACTTGCCTTCTACAATACCGTCTGGTCTGTATTGCTCTGCATTCCATATAGCCTTTCTAATCGCTTCAGCATTGTCATCTTGTAATGCATCTGATGCGTCCTTGTACTGTTCTAGTCGGGCTATCTTAACCTTGCCAACTGGTAATACAGTTGCCGCCTCTTCTGTTGCTTTTCTTCCTGCGTCATCATTGTCAAAGAATAGAACGATCTCGTCGTATCCTTGGAAAAAAGGGATTTGCTTTTGGATGTCTTTCTTTGCGGAGGCTGCACCATGAGGTAAAGAGACCATCGGCCAACCTGACATAGCTTCATAACAGCTTGCAGCATCTAGTTCACCTTCAGTAACGACAATCCGTTTACCGCTACTAGGAAATAAATGCTGAGCAAAGAGAGTATCAGTAGCTTTGCCTTCATAATAGAATTCCTTTTGCTTGTTTTTTATTTTAAATCCGCTAAGTACTCCATCGCTTGTTGTATATGGAAAGCGTAGAGTAGCTGCGTCTCTGTAAATCCTGAAGAATTGGCAAGTTTTTTGAGAGATGTTTCGTTTCTGCAGCCGTTCAGCTGAGCCTTGGTATTGGACATCTGTAGTCATTTTATGAGAGTGAACTTCACCTTCTGCAGGTGTGTATGTTTGGCACACAAAACAGAACTTGTGGCCGTCTGAGTAGGCAGAGTTGCCATCTGAGGAGCCACAATTATCACATGCTTCGTGGGCAATGAATTCTGATTCGGTCATTAGACCAACCATTCAATGGGTATTTCTTGGAACGTACACCATGGGATCTTATATCGATCACACCACATAGCATACGTTGTCTTTGACTTCTTAGTGATTGTATTGAAAGGACTTTGGAAAACCATGCGAATGTCCATGTCTGGATTTTGTTCGCACACATTTTTAATCTTTCTTCTGTCCTCGCTATCCCAATAGCCTTTACATTCTAGTATAGTACCGTTCGGTAATATAAAGTCTGGATTATAATTATGAGAGATTTGGTAGCCGATCTTAACACTTTCGTATTCGTATGTTACTCCTAGATTTGTTAATAGATCAGCGACCTTCTCTTCTAACTTAGACCTGTACTTAGAAGTCTTCTTCTTCGGACGTGTCATCTGTAGTAATAGTAACGTTCGGATCGCTTGTCTTAAAGCCAGCGGTTTTCCCGAATAGTTCAGCGACTTCGTTCGCATCTAAATCTCCTGTATCAACGCCAGCTTGTCCGTTTACTGAGACAACCTGTACACCAACCAGCTTAAGAGAACTACCATAGGTAACTCCATCCCTGAGGATGTAAGGTTTTTGGTAGAAGCCCAATTTAACAGTCGATCCACCGTATAATGGAGTTTTTGCATCGTTTAAAATTGTGCCCTCTGTATCGACAACAGGTGGACGGTTCTCTTCGTTCCATGAGAACTTAAGTTTGTACTTACCCTCAGAGACCTCTTCCCATGGCGTAGGTTTGAGAGTAGATCTCTTGGGGTTTTTTAATTTTGATTCAGCCCACTTGAGTTGTTCATTCCTTTCATCCTCTAATGTGTTAACGATGTCCTCGCACACAACTGCTGAGAGTGAATAACCGAACTTGCTTGGTGCAAGTACAGCTTGGAATCCTTCAAGGGTTACAGGGTTTTCTGTTTTGTGAATTGTTCGTGCCATTTAGCAGAAAAAATAAGTGGAATCGATCACAGTCTCAGGTTCGAGATTACCTATGATCGGTGGTTCAGTCTCCGCTCCTATTTGTTTAGCGAAGTCCGTAAGGTAGTCATGCTTAGCAAAGAGTTTCATATATGTTTCTCTTACTAAGCTAGACAATAAAGACATATCAGTAGCTCTACACAGTACGCTATCATGTATTAATGCAATAGGCTTATCAAACCTATCTACCGCTAGATGAAGTAGTGAGGCATCAAGAGAGTGGATCAGATTAGGTGCAGTAGCTGCCTTGTGTCTGTTCTTGTCTACCTCAGTCGTGTCACCTGTAGCTACATTAACTTTGCATCTACCTAGTAACTGTAACTCTAACTTCTCTATTTGTTTCTTCATTATCTTTTGAGTGACAATGAATCCTGATGGTGTTGTCCAAGTTAACTCTTCGACACCACGCTTTAATGCATTAGATACTTCTTTCTCTATCCAATTCATAACTGCTAATGCTCCGGGGACTACAACCTTCATTGCATTCCTAACTGCTATAACAGTTTGAGTTAATTCTTCCTTACTAATCTCTATATCTTTCTCTTTAAGTGCGTCACGAATGTACGACCTATTTGAGTAAGGTTTAGCATTGTAAGGTATAGTCATGACGGTTCTTTTGACCACCTTGCGGTCCATGACCTTGCGGATAGATTCAGGACATTCAGCTCTAGCATGTTGAGCTACTACTTTGTATGCATCTTGTGGTCTATCAGATGGTAGTACATTAACAAGTTGTGCTGTTGATTTGTCTCTAGCCAACCCTGCCAAAATTTGTAATCCTGAACAGGTTGCATCACATGCTACATATAATCCTGTAGTACGTCTAGTGTTGGTAATAACACAGTTATAATACTCATCACATGCTGCTAGGAACTGCCATGGTTCCTCTGCACCTTCCCAGTCCGATACATTTCTATATGGATCTTGAGCGATGCGAGTTATGAGAGTGATGTTATCTTTAGTCCATTGTAATCTCTCACCCATTGTAGACTTATCAAGACCGTATGTTGTGGCTACTTGAAAGGCTAACCAATCCTCAGCCTCAGGTGTCATTGGTGCTTCATCAGCGAAGCGAATCAGTGACTTACCAAAGTCTGTATCTTGTGGTGTGAGAAATGCAGGGATGGGGTATGCTCTTCCTCTATAGTCAAAGCTCCATGGAATGAACCAGCGTTTATGCCATCTAAAGCGTCTTGCTGCGTCCATGGTCATACGAGTACGACATGAACGTCTGAATGCATTAGCATTAGTGTTCATTACCTCTGCAGCCGCTCTCCTATATGCCTTACGTGAGTCCTTGTTATCTGCTATATCGAAAGGTTTAGTCGGTAGTGGTAGATCTAGTACAGGTATAAACTTACCTACACTTCTACCCTTAGCTTCTAACCATTCAGCAACGTTAAAGTTGAATAGATTGATTTTAAATCCAACCTTCTGTATTTTGTTAAGGAACTTGTAAGGGTTTTCTCCCTGTATACGGGTGGGATCGCCTCTTCGTACCATATCATGCCTTCGACTAACTTCATTTAGTATGTATCCTCCCTTCCTTTCATGTGACCAGTCATTAGGTTCAATCAACATAGGCCATGCTAATGCTGCCCATATTTCACTGTCCTT